TGACCTTACCGGAATTCTTATACTGGTTTCCTACACCGCAGGCGTTGCTCAATGCTGATCCGGATTTTGTCAAAACTATCCTAGCACCCTTGGGTATGATGAATGTTCGTTATGAACGACTAATCCGTATGAGTAAGGACTATTTGACCTGGAACGGCAATGATGCTACAATGTTATATGGTATTGGAAAATACGGTAGTGACAGCTATGAGATATTTTTCAAACAGAATTACGCCGTACAGCCAACAGATAAAGAATTAAAAAGATATTTAGAAGAGGAAGTCGATGAATCCGTTTCGTGATCAAGAAAAATTTATGCGGGCCTGCGACCAAACAGTCGACGGATCTGACTTGGGCCAATATGCAATGTACATGAATTTAATCGACGAAGAGGTCGATGAATTACATCAGGCTGTGCTTGCGCACAATGAAGTCGAACAGTTAGACGCCCTTATTGATATTTTGGTTGTAACTATAGGAGCCATTCATTCTGCAGGATTCGATGCCGAAGGCGCCTGGAAAGAAGTAATGGCTACTAACTTTGCCAAAATTGATAAAGAAACCGGCAAAGTTCGCAAGCGTGAAGATGGTAAAGTTCTCAAACCAATCGGTTGGGAGCCACCTAATTTAACACCGTTTACAGGAAAAAATGTATAAATTAAAATATTGGATATCTGGAGAGCTAACATCAACTAGGTTTGATACTCTACACGAAGCTATTCAATATTCAATATACAACATACCGTTTCAAAGTTTTTACGGAATCGATTTAATAAAGGAATAAGATGCCTAATTTAGTACCAATGGTAATCGAGCAGGAAGCTCGTGGAGAACGTAGTTACGACATTTATAGTCGCTTGCTCAAGGACCGTATTGTTATGCTGGATACAGATGTTAATGAACACTCTGCTAGTTTGATTGTAGCACAGTTGCTATTTTTGGAGAGTCAAGGCAATGAAGATATTAACTTTTTTATTAACAGCCCTGGCGGAGTCGTCACTGCTGGTATGGCTATTTACGATACTATGCAATTCATCAAACCTGATGTTGCAACGATCGTTATGGGACAGGCTTGTAGCATGGGCAGTCTTTTGGCTACCGCTGGTGCTCCTGGTAAACGGCGTATGCTACCTAACGCTCGCCACATGATTCATCAGCCTAGCGGCGGTGCTGGCGGGCAGGCTACAGACATGGAAATCCAAGTAAAAGAAATCCTAAAAATGAAGGAATCTTTGACTAAAATCTATGTAAAACACAACTCTAAGGGTAAAACTTTTGAGCAGTTTTTAGCCGATATGGAACGTGATAAATTTATGAGTGCAGAAGAAGCCCTAGATTATGGCTTAATCGACGAAATTATAACAAAACGCCCGTAAAACGTGTAATAAAATGATACTCCTAGTATACTATAAATAGTTTTACTAGGAGTTTAAAATGGCGCAGTTACCATTTAATTGGTCGGAAACCACCCGCAGTAACCTGTACTCTATGTTCTATTCGCTTAATAGCGAAATAGTGGGTAAGGAGTTATCTCCTAGCCAAATCCAAAAACGTATTGCTCGACACGTTAAATCATACTTGCCCTTAAAACTTAAAAAATGTCTATATGCACCCACTACTAAAGGTTTTATTTTTCTAGGTGGAGTATACTACAGCGATTTAGACAAGAAAAACAAACCAGCTATAGAAGTTAATTTCAATTATAATCCAACTGATCGTAAGATAAAATTAACCCAACATCGTTTCAAACGTATGGCAGTTCGATTTGCTGATGTAGTTTTACACGAAGTTGTACACATGCGACAATTCCGTTCTCGAAATTTTAAGAATATCCCAGGATATCAAAGCACAGCAGAGTATGCCAAAGATCGTAAGAAACAAGAGTACTATGGTGATAGAGACGAAATGGGGGCTCACGCTTTTAATACGGCCTGCGAGCTACTTGATCGCTTTGGTTATGACCCTGCTACTATTGCCCATTATTTAGATTCAAATCTGTGTCGTAGACACAAAAACTCTACCTGGTGTGATTATTTAAAAGCATTTGAGTGGAATCACAATCATCCAATCATCCGCAGACAGAAGAACTTAATCATGCGCCAATTGGAAAATGCCTATATAGGCAAACCATTTAAAACTACTAATCACTTGACATACTAGCCGTTAAGATGCTATAATAACTAATATAGTTATTAGAAAGGTCTTAAATGTACGATCCCTGCCAGTATGTTATTTCTACCTTAGAAGATCACCCTAGTCGGTTAAACAAAGAAGCTATCATTTTGGCTCAAGCCGAAATGGGTAACGATGAGTTATTTGCTGGCATGCGACTGGCTTTAGATCCAATGATAACTTTTGGACTCAAACAAATACCAGAGAAAGAAGATGAAGATGGTGCTGGGCTAGATTGGGATACATTTACACTGGCCCTTAGTGGATTTACTGCTCGACGAATCACTGGCCATGCGGCCCGTGATGTAATTCAATCTATGATGAAATCTGCTACCAAAGCAGAATGGAATGGTTGGTATCGTCGTATCCTTATTAAAGACCTACGCTGTGGTGTTAGTGAAAAAACTGTTAATAAAGTGGTGGAGAAAAAATATGCTCAGTATTCAATCCCTGTGTTTAGTTGCCAGCTTGCTCACGATAGTGCTAATCATGAGTCCAAAGTTTCAGGTAAGAAACTTATTGAAGTCAAGCTGGATGGTGTTCGTGTTATCACTGTTGTGCGTACAGACGGTCGAGTTGATCAGTTTAGCCGCAATGGTAAAGAATTAGTAAACTTTCCGCATATTGTGGAACAAATAAGTGCAGTAGTTAAGAAAAATCCCCCTCCTTACGATCTAATACTAGATGGGGAGATTATGTCTAGTAGTTTCCAGGACTTAATGAAACAGGTACACCGTAAGAGTGATGTTAAAGCCAATGATGCTGTTCTTAATCTTTTTGATGTCATTAGCCTTGAAGAGTTCGAAAAAGGCAAATCAGATAGGAGACAAGAAGACCGCAGTGCAATGGTATACTATTGGCATAAACAACATAAAGATCTGTTACCCAATATCGAAGTAGTCGGCCACGAACTAGTAGATTTAGATACCGAAGTAGGGCAGTCTCGATTTAAAGAAATTAATGCCCAAGCAGTTGCGGGTGGATATGAAGGTATTATGATCAAAGATCCAGATGCAGGTTATGAATGTAAACGTAGTGTAGCATGGCTTAAACTTAAACCATTTATTGAAGTATCACTGGAGGTTACAAATGTCGAAGAAGGAACTGGACGAAATGTTGGGCGTCTTGGTGCGCTGGTTTGCAGTGGTAATGATGACGGCCGTAATATTGTGGTCAATGTGGGTAGTGGTTTCAGTGACAGTGACCGTGATAATTTTTGGAATCTTCGCGAGCGTGTGGTTGGAAATATTGTCGAAGTTCGTGCAGATGCAGTAACACAAAATCAAGACGGCACTTATAGTTTACGTTTTCCAAGGTTTTTAAGATTTAGAGGATTCGAAGTCGGTGAGAAGATCTAATTTTATTATTATTAAAAATGTAGTAATGTGGACAGTGGCCATAGTGGCACTGTTTATAATCTTGCCGATACAGGATATGATTTCACCGGATGATATAACTGCACGTAAATTCTGTGCTTATGGTCAAGTATATGTGGAATTCCACTCAAATTCAAAAACTTGGGGTACAACTTTTTTAGATAATCGTGGGCGGCCAGTGAGCTGTGATGAAGAAGAAAATAATGTTAAAGAACAAACAACAACTAGGGAAAATATATAATGGCACAACACAGTAATTATTGGAGTTGTTCAAAATTTGCAGATTGGCTTCGAGGTACTGATAAGCCATTAGCACTTGAAATAGATGCATGGGATGAATGGAATGAAACAGCCAGCAAGGCCCATCCTATACGTTTTTGGTTAGCTGATGAAGGTCTCGACTATCTACAGGATTTTATCACTTGGCCTATAAGGAAATTATATGATATCAAATACTATATCAACAATCGTTGGGTTACTAAGACTCATAGTCTTACTGCCCACCCTCGTGATATCAAGCCTGGCAATTGGCGTGACGTTGGTGATCGTTTTCTCCCTTGTCTTTTTAACGAACTTGTGGACTTTGTTGAAGTCGAGCTTGCGTGGTGGCAAATAGCCTGGGCTGATAAAGAAGTAGCCAAACAGTATTCTGCACCATTTTGGTCACGTGGCTGGTTTCGTTGGAGAACATGGCGTAATAAACGTGCCGGTCTAGATAATCTCAGTTGGCAAATGAATCTAACTTGGGGAGATGATGAGTTTCTAGACAAGGACGATGAGCGGTATGGCAAGCCTACCGCTCAAGCTATAAAGGCCAAAGAGATCTATGAACTATATTTCTGGTGGACTGTGACTCGTCCAGCTCGTCCCGACCCATATGATGCCAGCGGCTGGACTGCTGTATGTGAAAAGGCCCGTGAAATGAACGGCGGTAAACTTACCTTTCGTACACCCCCAGAGCTTAAAAAAGAACATGATCGGGCCCACAAAGCTCTAATGAAAATGGAAGCTGCCTACGAAAAAGAAGATGAAGAAATGTTGATTCGTCTTATTAAAGCAAGACACGGGCTGTGGACATAGACTATAGACCCAAAAGCCCGGGTAGTCGTAAATGGGTGGCTGAAGTTTGGAATGAATGGGTAGATGGGGTTTCTGATCGACCCGAAGAATCAGTTTACGTAGAAATAAATCAATGGTGCATCGACACGCTTAAATACCATGCTCGAACAGCCTATCACGTGTTCGAATTTAAAACAAAAAAGGATTTGGAATGGTTTCTCCTAAGGTGGTCTTAGAAAAACTGTACAGAAAGTACAAAAGAAAATATATTAAACAAGTGAACGCTATGACTAAGAACACTCTGTGTGCAGTTCCGTGGATGCATCTTAATTTTGAGCCGAATGGTAAAGTGGTCCCATGCTGTCTAACAAGCCATCATAATTATTTTGCTGGGGATCTCAATACACAAAGTATTGAGGAAATTTGGAACAGCAAAAACATGAAAGAACTCCGCAAACAGTTTCTGGCTGGCGAAGAACCAAAAATCTGCGATACCTGTTGGAATCGTGAAAAGGTAACTGGAGAAAGTGGTCGTTATTATCAGAATAAAGAATTTGCAAATGTAATAAAAATCATTCCAGAAATTACAGAGCCAGATGGCACTTGTAAAACTATGGAATTAAAATATTGGGATTTTCGATTCAGCAATCTATGTAATTTTAAATGTCGTAGTTGCGGACCACGTTACAGTTCATCGTGGGTCCCTGATTATAAAAAATTAGGTTGGGGCGAAGAACAAGATAAGGTTTGGAACATAGAAAAAGTTGAAGATCAAACTAACTACGACTTTTTAAAAGATCAAGTCAAGCATGTTCAAAAGGTCTACTTTGCAGGAGGCGAACCACTACTGATGCCCGAACATTGGCAAACTCTAGATTTACTTGTAGAAAATAAACGATTTGATGTTAAGATCAGTTATAATACCAATTGCAGTACACTAAGTTATGGCAAGAAAAATGCATTAGATTATTGGCGGCAATGGGAGCCTTGGAAGATCGAAGTATGGCCGAGTCTTGATGAGATCGGTGAACGTGCTGAACTAATTCGATCAGGAACCGTATGGAGCAAGGTTGAAGAAAATCTAAAAGAATTGATTAAACTAGATAATATCACAGTGCGCCCTGGCATGACCATTGGTGCATGGAATGTGCGTAGATTGCCTGTTATTATCGATTATTTGATAGACCTCGGTGTAGTAAGTGCCAAACATAAACATCAAAATTTCTTTATAAATCTATTGCAGTATCCGGTACACTATCACGTGTCTATATTGCCCGATGATTATAGACAAGAGACCATTGCCGAACTAAAAGCATGGATCGCTCAACACAACAAGAAATACAATACAACTGTCGATCACGCATTTACCCATATCCTACACGAACTTAGTAAGCCATTTGATCTACAGGCTGCTAAAAAGTTCTTGTGGAATACTGAAAAGGTAGACGGTGTTAGAAATGAAGATTTATTTAAAACTATTCCTGAGATGACCGTAGTGCGTGATGCAGTAAATAATTCATGAAAAAAATTATTAAAATACAACAGCAGGACGAATCACTAATGCATCTTACATGGGTCATTAATAATATATGCCCTAACAGATGTAGTTATTGTCCAACATCCTTGCATGCCGGCAAGAATCATCACTACGAATGGGAAAATGCTAAAAAGTTTTTTCAAATACTTTTTGAAAGGTATTCTAATATTCACTGTAGTGTCAGCGGTGGAGAACCCAGTGTTAGTCCATTCTTTAAAGAAATAGTAGATATTTTTTATCAAGCAGGGCACACTGTTGGATTAACCAGTAATGCGGCAAAACCCGTAGCTTATTGGCAGGAAATTTCTCCTAAGTTAAACTTTATTTGCTTTTCATATCATCCAGAATTTCCAGACAAGGATTTTATTGAAAAAATTACTGAAGCAGGTAAACATACATTAGTAACCGCTAGAGTTATGATGCATCCTAAATATTGGGATGATTCTGTAAAAATGTACAATAAGCTCTATGAAATAGAAAATATATATACAGAAAGTGTTAGAGTACTAGATTGGCAGGGAGGAAGTGATCCCTCTGCTTCGGTGTATTCTAATGAACAATTAGAATGGTTAGATAGAAATATTGGTAATCAAACTAAAAAGTATTTGCCGCATTTACACGGAAGACGTGTAGTAAACATGATTCCAATGATCTATTTTGATGATAACAGTGTTGACGAAAGACCCAATACTGTTGATTACATCAATAATGGAATGACTAACTTTAACGGATATAAATGTGACGTAGGTTTAAAATCATTATACATCAGTTATGATGGAGAAATAATGTTGGCTAACTGCTTTATTAATGGATCTATCGGAAATATCAATGATCCAGATAACATACGCTGGCCTACTGAATCTGTAGTATGTAATAAAAATCTATGTCATTGTACTAGCGATGTTAATATTGATAAACAACTAATATGAAAATAGCAAAATTTCATTTTGAATTAGAAGATGGATCCCCACTAGTCCTCTCTTATAAACTACAAGATAACAGTCTAACTCCTAAATGGATTGACATTGTTAATCGGCGTAAACTTGAAAATGTTAGTAAAGATTCTTTAGAATTAAAAATACAAAATAAAATACAAGATGATTTGCCCAATCTATTAGAAAAATTAAACAACATTATTTTTGAAATCAACAAGTACTACGACAAACAATTACCCCTGTTTGTTAGTACAGATGAACTTGATCACCAAATCTTAAATTATCTTCACGAAGAATTTGAACTATACGGCGAGCGTCATGCAGCCATGTCTAATCACTATATGGACCCAAGACCCGATATGGACCCAAATGTTTGGCCGGGTATAGGTTTTAAAAAAGAGTTTCATAAGCTGTGGCTAAATTTAAACCAATGGATCCATATTACAGAAAGAGCAATGTTAGACTATGATCATCCTAATTTTAGTTGTTTAATACAATACGTGCCCTTTGAAGAACACGGAGCGCAGATTACAACTGAAGATAAATTATTTTTAAATCATAGTCCTAAATGGGGTCAACTATACTTAGGTTATAATACTTTAGGTAAAGATTATTGGCATGCTTTTATTGATGACGACAAACGTGTAGTGATCAATAATCAGATTAAAGTACAACAGTATTTGAGTTCAGAGGTATGGCTAAATTTTAGTAAAGATATCTATAATACCGCTAACCAATTTGAGTTAAGTTTTTATAATTGGTGGAAAACTCTAGATGTTCCATATGTTGATATCGATGAATTGGCATTGGGGAGATATTATCTAGGTGAAATTATGTTTGACAAAACATTTTTAGATTTCCACCCTAGCTACGAGGACTGGTTAGTTCCCGACAGCGACATTAGAAAAGATTGGAATTTGCGAGTATTTAGAAAAATTGCCAATGCTACTGGAATCGAAATTATTAATGAATGACGTTATAGAAAAATTTATCATTGAGGCAGAAAGCAATCAATGGGAGCCAAGGTTACCTATCCCTAGTAATATATGGGAATCGGACTGGCCGTGGGCATCAGTTGATTTCGATGCAGATTTTAAAACTATGCAT